TACACCTAGATTGATAAGGCGAGTGGGGCCGGCGTGTAACCAACGTTGCCACATGGGGCTCCTTATCATCCAGATGGTCAGCCAATAGGCTGATAAGAATAGGGGCGTCAGTAACACTACTGCGCCGACGAAGGCGGGCCAATGGAATTGGTTTACATCCGTTAGGGCCAGGTAGGAGCTCATGGCATCTCGCCCGCTACTATTACCTAACATGACTAGTCCCAATGATATGCCCCGCACAACGGCCTCGAGATAAGATTCAGTCTTACCATCGGGGGCGGCTGCGGCTACAGGTAACCCAATAGCGAGGAATGGTCCTAGCGACATAGCGATGCTCAGTGCATTGCTGGTCTCACAGTCCCCAGTCTTACGTCTAGCGGGGCATATTAGGCTGGCCATAACGTAGCCCCCCATACCCAGGATGGTAGTAGCGTGGGGCTGACTATGCAGGAACCATAGGAAGATAGCCGTGATAACGGCTAGACCTACCATCTCGGCGCGGCTCCAGCACTGCACTAATATGAAGATGGCCATCATTAATGGCGTTATCCACATATGAGATACACCGAGGTATTGGTCCATAACTATTATGCCTAGACTGGCTACTATGCCCCCAATTAGGCTGGTGATTCGTATTAGCAGCGAGGCCGATGCGTCATATCCGCTAGTGGCGGTAACTACTCGCATACCAGTGAAGGCCGGGTTACTCATGCGGGCCTCACTGGTGATAGTGCCAACTATCACTATAGCTAATACGCCCATCGCGTTATCACCGCTTATCAGCGGCATAAGGGCCATTAGCAGTATCTCGATACTAAGATATGGTATCAGAGATACTATGAGGGCCATCAACGCTAATACGATTGTCATGTGACTTACCCATTTAAGGTAATGATGGTAACGTTAATTAACGTGCCGTTACTAACGTTACCCGTTACTTGTATAAACCTACCGCTGCGTACTCCCCTAGCCAGGATAAGTATACTGCACCTGCTAGTGCCCGCACCCTCGTATAGGAGGACGTAGGCATGGTTGGGTAGGAGAGGGTTAGAGTATGTAGTGCTCTTAGCCCAGGCCTTCTCAATTGTCACGTAGGAGCCATTATGGCGCCTTATATCGCATAGGCCCACTGGTATGGGCGGGGGCCTATTCCCTAGTATAAGGGCGAGCACTGTATCTAGCACGTTTTATGGCCTCATTGAACTCGGTCTCGTCAACGAAGGTCATAGTATGAACTATGCCCTCGTCCCATTCGATGATGGCATATACGACACCGCCGTGTTGTAACGCATGATTGATGGCCCGCACGTCGAGCGCATCTATTTTTAGACTTAGGTTAGTTATAGCATAGTAACCAGAACCAGGCTCGGTCTCCCGTAAGGGCTCCTCTATTCTGAGGAACCGCTTCTTGAGCCTAGGGCTACTCACACTATCGTAGTCTAGATAAGTACGGTTATAAGTGCCCTTTAACTCACCATTCTCTATATCACCTTGTATAGTTAACCACTCGCCTATCTCAGGCGGGGGCCCATCTAAGGGCACATATACATAACAGCCTCTCTTATTAGAGGCAAGCAAGGGATCGGTGAATGCGACCACCCGAACTCTATCTACTACCTTGTCACTATTAGCACTACATACGGAAGGCCTTGCCTTCGATAGGTTAGATGCTACGTCAGCGAATGCAGCTACGCCGACCAGTGCCATTGCACATAGCATTAAGGCACTTAAGGGTTTTCTTTCCATCGGAAGCACTCTTTGACAGAATAGACTTCTTTATCCCGTACCCAAGACGGTACCTTCTCCAATTCGGACTGGACTACTGGGGTCCACCAGTAGTAGTGCCCGTCACTGAATTGACCCATACATGGGTCTTGATCTTTACGACGGGAGCAGGATAAGCAGAGGCTCATTTTTTACTCCTGATAGGTTTTACTAACCGATTACTTCTCTAAGCGTTTAAAAACATCAATCTCTTCTTTGATGCTTTCCTCTGTCTGCCGCTCAAGGGCCTTTATTCCTTGATTTAAGGAATCCGAAATAGTCTTACAGGCCTTGTCGTATCTTTTAACACAAATCCAGCGGCCATAATAACAGCTTTCAGAGTCTGTTATGTATCTAACCACAAACTGTAACCACTGGTATTTTTGGTAGCTGACTTCTGCGTAGAAGGCATATGAAAAATTAGAGAAATCACATTCTTCTTCAGAGGCATTAAATACCTTTAAAACGTGACTCTGAAACTCTTCAAATGACAGCAGTTGTTTCTCTGCTGATACGCTATTCTGAAACTCTTCATATGACAACATGACAACATAGCCTCTATTATCTGATTGCTGATAACCAATCTAGAGCTTTTGTAAAAACAGGTACCCTACAGTCCCAGGGTTAGATTTATCCCGGACTAACCCTCCAGGGGTAAGGCAGTCCACGCGACCTATCTTAGCGGCCGCGGCGGCCACCAACCCTAACACGATGTAATAAACCCCTTCCTGGGGTTCGGGTAGTCCCTCGATCTCTCCGTAAACAATGGACTCGATGGCAATACCATCGATTTCCCCCGTGACTATTGAAACTCGTGGGAGAATCCCCGACGGAGGGATCTCTTTGAGAATTTCAACAGTTTCAGCGAGAAACTGGTTCTTGGAGTCTTGCTCGACCCCCTGTCTAGAGACGAGGGTGATTACATCAGGCGTGGCGTTAACGACCATTCTTTTGACTCCTAAATAATTGTTAGCTGATAACTGATAACTAATTACTTTTCTATTTTTTAAAAACAGCAATTTCTGTTTTTTGCGAAACAATTTCTATTGCTTCTACTAAAGAATCCGAACCTTTGTCTTTTTCTTTTACGACACTCCAACGGCCATAACTGCAAGCGTCAGGGTCTATTGAGTATTTGACTGTAAAAAATAACCACTGGCAGCCAGTGTAATTAATTAATGCCAAGAAATGATAAGAAGAAGAGCAAAACTTACACTCCTCTTTAGAGGCATTAAATATCTCTAAAACGTGACTCTGAAACTCTTCAAATGACAGCAATTCTTTTTTTGAGGTACCCTGAAACTCTTCAAATGACAGCATAACACCTCTAAGATTAAATCTTGACATCTGATAGCTGATAACTAACTTAAGACTTTTGTAAAAACAGGCACCCTAAAACAGTCCCAGGGTTAGATTTATCCTGGACTAATGCCCCGGGGGGCTAAACAGTCCACGCGACCTATCTTAGCGGCCGCGGCGGCCACCAACCCGGATACGATGTAATAAACTCCTTCCTGGGGTTCGGGTAGTCCCTCGATCTCTCTGTAGTAGAATGGTATACACGCCCCTCTACCAGTAGAGAGGCGTATATCGGCCGACCTCCGATAAGGTCAGCTGATTCTTATTCCATAGGATTGGTGCTTGCGGCAGGGGCCGCCCACTCTGCATCGTTACCTGCTGCATCCGCTGCTGCTCGTGCAGCAGCGAGTCGGGAAGTACGTTCTAATTGCCGGCGCTCCTGCCGAGCATTATTCTGAGACCGCGCTGCTAAGAGCCAGGCATCCATCGCGGGCTTTGATTCAAAGCCTAGGCCGCCGATAGATGTCTTATTTACTTCCATTCCCTCTATCCCGCAGGAGTAGAATGTGATACTATGGGTATCCATCCCATTTACGGTTAGTACGGAGAAGCTGGGCTCTCCGACTTCAAATAGGATGGAAACGCCCCCTCCCATCATATCTGCGATATTATCAGTAATGGTTTCAAATTGGTCCGGTGTTACCCGGACTTCTACCGTAAGACCAGCTAACTGGCCATTGTCAATAGGGGAGCCCTGGTGGGTGACATTACTAATCTTCGTAACTGTGCCCACTAATCGGACAGTCCCATCGGCGCATTCTCTGTTCCAGATACGCCCTTGGTATTTAGTCGTAAATGCTATTGAGTATAGCATAAACGCCTTGACTGGTTCCTGTGGTTTAGGTTCCGCTGCCTTAAATGCGTCCACAGCTGAGCGAGTGGCTTTGGCGGTAGTGCGTGATGGTCTCATGGCTAATAAGTTAATAGGTAATAATTAGAGGTTATGTCCCTCCGTTGGGGAGTGGCATCGGCTACTTTCGCAGCTCGAGCACCATAAGCTCCTCCGCTGGGGAGTGGCTAGTGCAGCTAGTGTAGCTATCGCGACTAGTGCGACACAAGCCCCTCCGTTGGGGAGTGGCTAATATAGCTATGGTAGCTATCGCGATAATAGCTCTTCTGAAAGGGAGTGGCTAATGAAACTAACGCAGCTCTTGCTGGATCCTTAGGGAGTACGCATAACAGATAGTTTATTGCCACCGCTAATAGAATTCGCCGTCACGAGCATAAGCCGCCGCTAGTAACATTCGCTGTCATGAGCAATACTGGATACTACCTATCATATGGAGGGAAGAGCTCCACTAAAAGAAAAAGGGGCCAGGTGGCCCCCAGGGGTCATATGACCCCATTGTAATTAGAAATCAGGATGATCTTCAGCTTCAGCGAGCTCTAGTTTGTAGTCGCCGAGGTCGAGATGTACAGCAGTTGCGATTTCCAACAGCTGCTTGAGCTGGGGGTTCCTGACATGATTAGAGAGTTGGAACTCACTTACCATTTGGAACACACTAACTGGAACGATCTCATCAGCGCCATAACTAGCTGCGTCATCCTGGGTCATAGGAGCCACAGGATCATAGCCCTGGCCAGTACGACGGAAGGCTCCGTATATGGCAGACGACATGATAAGGCCCTCGCGAGTGAAGTTGCCCCGTTCGAGAGCACCGTATGTGAGAGTACGGGCACGAGCCTTTATAAGCTGGTAGATTACCGCGGGCTCCTTAGCTAGTTTAGCAGGCATAAGGCCAGCCATAGCCTGAGCAGGAGGTACACCACTTCCTTGGCGATCCGTATCCGCAAGCTTAGTAGAGTTGGCAGAGTAGTATAACCTGTCTTGCGCCGACTTATACATAGGTACGCCAGCAGCCCAGGCGCGGGCTGCCTGTACTAAGGTCGCCATGAAGATCTTAGCCTCAGGGGTATAGCCCCCGAGACCCATGTTTTCATAGACGAAACGCCAAGCTATAACACACGCCTTGAGTGCGTCGGTATCGACGCCGCTAGCGCGGTACATACTATCCCATGCCTGGAAGGCAAGTGCGGAACAGATACCATAGCCAGCACCTACGGCCCCTTTGTAGTGCATATGCACCTCAGCAGCGTCGCTGACGTACTTATTGACAGCGATAGCAGTAGCTACAGCCTTATCCCATTTAGTGAGGGATTTCTTGCCCATCTTATCTTCATAGCTCATGAAGGCGAAGAACGGCAGGTCATCTGCTTCGTAGCAGTAGAAGTAGCCGCCCATGCCCATGAGACTAGCATTGATAGTGAGGGCACTCTTAGCGTTAATACCATACTTGTGAGCATTAATGCCGCCGCACTGATCACCATCAGCATCACCTTCGTTAACGGCGTGCCATAGGAGGGGGTTGACCGTATAGTGTGCGACGAAGGCATCAGTAGTAGAGAACTTGACGCGGCCACATAGGATGAAACCCATAGGAGTACGTTGTACCCCAATAACCTGGCCCTCTTCAACGCCAAGCATACGCACCATAGGGCAATCGGGGTGCATGAGAATTACAGGCACGCCATCAGCGCTATGAAGCAGTGGGCTATAGCTCGTCTTGACCTTACCAACGACCACATTGCCGGCGCGGGCTATACTTTTCAGAATGCCCTGGGATTTAACCATAGTGTTACACCATGTGCGTAAACCACGGCTGACCTTAGCAGTCATAGAGTAGATTTTACTATCCAAACCACTCTGGTCTTCAATCCCTACATCAGTAACGTAAGCCAGCAGAGTTAGAAGGTCTAACATAATGCCAGTAGCGGAGGCGCCAGAGAAGGTACCGAATGCACTCAAGGCCTTACCATTGATATGAAGAGAGACTTCATTGCCGTTGTTCTGGGCAACGATATCCACTCCATTGGGGTAGGCGGTAGCAAAACGGCCTAGCAGCTCGCGGTCACTGCCGGGGGTGCTATCAGAAACGTAGTCGTTAACTACACCGATAATGCCCCGTAGATGGTCACGCCCTTTAGTAGTGCTGATGTTAACACAAGCAGCACAGTCTTTAGATGTGATCATGCTAACTATGGACATAACGTTATCGTACTTAACTTCCTTCATGAGCGCTTCGCCCCAAGCGCGGTTCTGTAGAGCCACAATACCGATCTGCTCCATAGTCATCTTGGAGAATGCTACGGACTCACGAGGAGTAGCTATCTCGATATCGTACGGCAGATAGCCGTATATAACTTCGACGGTCTCTTCGATACGGACGCTGGTATCGTCTATATCGATTACATTGATATCATCGTTAGCGACTACAGACGAGATGGAATCCCACAGGTCGCGGGCCATATCAAAGGAGATGACCTCTTTAACACTGTTGGCTCGAGCCCACTCAGTAAAGGCATTAGTCTTAGCCATGAGATCAATGACTTTACCAGTATCATCGATGGTGAGAAGCGCACCTTCGGGAGTATAGGTGCAGCCCCCCTTCTCAATGGCAAACATCTCTATGAGTGCGGGCCATCCCTTGGTGGTCTCGTTATTCAGGATGATATCCCAGGGTTGAGATAATCCTTTAACGTCATAGGGAAGAGTGGTAAGCTTCTTCCCTAGACCGCGGAGTTTGAGGACCTGGTCGCGCCCTACCATTTCAGTCTCAAGTCGAATGGTGACGCTATCAGCGCGGCCCTCGACGCCATTACGCGTGACAGTCCCGCCTATTACGCGGATGTCCTGCGCGAACGTCTCGTTCTTGACAATGCAGTACTTGCCCTGCATAATACTGATGATAGGGTTACCAGGAGCATAAACCTGGCCCTCTGCCTTCGCTATCTTACCTTCTATGACTTCTATGAGCTTACTCGTGGGGTCATCTAGATCAGCAGCCATAAGAGCGCGAACTGAGCTAGGAATACGGAGTACGTGAAACTCCTTAGTAATGGTCTTCGGTACGGTGTATTCGAACTCGAGGTCGCGACGTATAGCAGCAACACCGCTGCCAAAGCCAAAGCGACTATTGGTGAATGCAGTGCGTAGATAGAGGCCACCACCACAACTATAGCCGCCATCACCTAAATCAACGCGAAGTAGGCTATCACGACGATCTATGATCTCAGCACGGGTGTATTTACCCGAGCTAGGCGGACGGTTGTACACCTTAGTGGGCTTGCTGAAGTCATGGATGGAGTATATCTTACCATCCTTAAGCCCAAGGAACATGGCCTTGGCGCCCTTACCTACAGCGATCCACTTTGTATTGTACTTATCAGGTGCTGCTATGATGCCGGCCTTGAGCGACAATTCGAGATCGCTGGGAGCAAGATTAGTGTTCTCTACTTGCAGGAAGGGGAAGGCCTTATCCCAAGGCTTGAACACGATAGGACGACTCATACCGCGATTAATCTCAAACAGAGATTGGCCCTCTTTAGGCTGAGCGCCGTAGTTGATGTCCTCGCGCCACAGGTTGGTTATCTCGTTGAGGATAGCACGCGCACCAGTGGCGTTATACGCTACCTTCATACAGAGTGCCACAAGGACTACACGACCACTGTAGTCCTTGCCTCCGACTTTGACGAGTTCATTAGCGATGCGACGCTGACGACCATCATTGACGGTACCTGTACTAAAGTTGAAAGTAGTGCTGCGGTTATTACCCTTGATGACAACACAGGGGCCCTCAACACTAACAATACGGTGCTGCTTGACACACAGACAGCCTACGAGAGCGGCCAGGTCATCACCAGACCACGTAGCTAACTTAGTGAGGAAGTGCTCACTATACATGTTAACTAAGCATTCGGTCTTAGTAGCATAGGTATGCTTGTCGGCTTCGTAGGGAATAGACTTAGTCACACCTAAGTTAATGACCTTAGGATTCATCTTAGAGTCTGTGGTGTAAACAACACGGTGGTCTAGAAGCGCAAGGAACTTCTTAGACATACGGCTGTTAGGAGACACGACATAGAGAATCGGACCTTCAGGCAGAAGGTCGAAGTTATTAGCCCCAAACAAGCGGGCTAGCTCTTTACGAGCTGTCGTGATGCGCGCCTCCTGCTTAGGAGACACGACTCCACCGAGAGTACTAGGGTCAGGAATTAACATCTCGATAATGCTTTTCATAGTACTAGGGTCATTGGTGGTATTGGTAGAGGAGCTATCACTCTCTAACCCCTTAGTAGGGGCTCCTGTGTTAGAGAGCGGGCGGGTAGGAGTTACTGCTGCGGGCGCCGCACCAATAAGACCATCAATTGCTTGAATGGTTAGCGCAACAGCATCATCGTTGTTGACACTATTGTTAAAGACGAATTCCCAGTCTAATAACGTATTAGTGTCATCATATCCAACGGCTTCAGCATATTCGCCATAGGTCTTATAACCGAGTACACGATCATCGAGACCTACGACTTCACGACAAATCGCAGGATCTAAACTGTCTACTACATCCATCCATGTATCATCAGGACCAGGTGCTCCGCTTTCTACAAACGCGGCCATGAGGTAGTGGGTGCATAAGAGGCGGGCCACTAACGCCGGGTCGTACATAAGCAGGGCTGCTTCGTACTCGTCGTTCTCGTGTTCAGTACCCTCGTAGAACGATTTAGTGGCATGCCATTGAGCGAAGCCAGCCTTCATGGCGGCTTTGGATACAGCGCCAAACTCTAGGTCTTCAGTAAGACCTAGAGCTTGGCAGTGGTGAACAAGCTCATGAGTCACTGTGTATAAATTGTTGTAGTCGGGTATAGTGATGACACCATTACAATAAGATGCTATGCTCCCTTGTACGAAGGTGACACCGCATAGTTTGCCTATGGCTATCATGCGGATAGCCGGTACGTCACTTGGTAATTCTGGCATTACAACGCTCACACAACGTTTAACGCGTGCTGCTTTATTGGCAGCTTTAGCAGCTTTAGCGGTAGATAAAGCCGTTTTATCGTTTTTAGTTTTGTACTTCTTGCCCACACAAGTGCGGCCGTTGCCGCGGTAGTTTACGCGGCCTTGATTAAGAGCAGCGATAATACTACCAGCAGCATTATTAACTACGGTAGCAACGGCTTTAGCGCCGGTGCCGGTGCTAGTAGGACGCGCGGGGCGCGAGGGACGCGTAAATAATGCACTGACAGCGCGCAGTATAGGTTTGGCCTTACGTTGTTGTAAGACAAGTTTGTCTACGACGTTACGGCCGCGTAACACGTGTTTGCGGGCGGCTGAGGCTGCGGCAGCTGCGGCACGACGTAGCGCACGCCGTGCTGATTTTACAACGCAGGGGCGTTGGCTTTGAGGTAAGGAGCGTATAGGGCGGCCGGCTGACGCTATACGACGAGAGCGACGGCGTACTACGCGATTAGCGCGACGGCTCGCTATCTGCTGGGCACGGCGCCCAGGGCCTACGCGTCGTGCAGTAGTGCGAGTACCTGCGATAGCGGCGCTGATAGAGGCTACAAAAGATTGGAAGAAGACAAAGTTGACATTCATGGTATTACTAGTAATGTAGAACCACTAAAAGAAAAAGGGGCCCAAGCAGGGCCCTTTTTACTTAGTCAAGTAGACCGTTTATATCTGCACGTGTTTTATCAACAGTACCTGCGGCTGCTTCTGTTGTAGCTTCTGCTGTTGCTGCTGCGGCTGCTTCTGTTGCTGCTGCGGCTGCGGCAGTTGCACGAGCTGTTGCAGCAGCCTCCCGTTTGCGTTTGCGGGCGGCCGCTTTACTATGTAATTGTTCCACAGTTACCACGTTAGATTTTGCCGTCCCCTCAAACCCGTCCAGTATAGACGGGTCTATCTTCGGGCGCATGACTTCCCGATGAAGTTGTATCTCCGCACCTTCAAGGTGAAAGTACTGGGTTATTGTGCCCTTGTATTCTGTTTCGCGTCCAACGCAGAGGTCTTCTGCGTTGAAGCTAACTTTTACACTTCCACATGATGAGCTTTCCCAGTCGTCTTCGAAATCTGTAGATAACTCTACAGACATAATAATATCATCGCTGGCGTCTCCGGTCAGACGCTCTACAAACTTGGACGTAGATAAGCTACGGCCATCGGAGGTAGTGAGAGGTACCTCCCCGTTCTTATTGGATATCAGCCGGAATTCTAGCCAGTAGCTAGATAGATCCAAGCGGCGTTTGATAGCGCCATTGTGCACGTAAGCAAGAATGCCAGGTTTAGTGTTGACACTCTTGCTTACGTTAAGAGTAAATACGTAGTTTTTCACAGTAGAGTTGGTGGGGTTAGAAGGGTTAGAGGAGTTAGAGGAGTTAGAGGCTTGATTGTTGTTGTTTCTCATTGTGTATACTTGGGTGTATAAAACTACTAAAAGAAAAGGGGCCCCCGCTCAGGCCCCTTAACTACTACTCTTTACCTATCTCGCACGCCGTCACGGGGGAGTCCCCATGACAAATGCCTACGTATACCCCACCAACGATAGCGGCATTAGTGGCAAGAATTACCACAACAGAAATTATGTAAGCTAGTGTATATTTCATAATCTCTCCTAGGATTAATAGATCACTAGAAGAAAAAGGGGCCAATTGTTGGCGCACTTAACGAACTAAGGCGTTGAGCTTCATTTATCTTTTCTTTAACACGCTATCATTTAGAAACGAGGGCCCGTCTCTGTTTCTTATTCAAGATAGAGGCGGGCCCATAGCATTAGTCTATTAGAGTAATAATCTCTAAATCACCATCTGGTACAACGTACCAGCGATGACCATCAAGGTCTAGATGACACGCTGGACCATCTACAGACCGACGTTGAATCGTCAAACGATTCAACACGTGAAGATAAGTGTGATAAGGGCACATAGATTTACCTCCTAGAGTAAATGTTCACTAGAAAGAAAAGGGGCCGCCCACCCAACAGCCCCTTAACTACACGACTAGCTACAGACTACGCAAGAGAGCGTGCCCCTCCTCTTCCACTTGATGGGAAAGAGCGCGAGCCTCCATCATTAGAGCGAGGCAGGTTGTCACTAGAAGAAAAAAGGGGCTGTGGTTAGCAGCCCCCTAATATTATTCAGGTAAATCTACAGAGGGAGCCCAACCCGCCTCTAACATCGACACGTAATCAATGTCGGAATGGTAGTTCCGTTCAACATAGACTCCTTCACCCCGCTGGTAGCGGCAGAGGGGTAGGGATACATACTTGAGAGGTCGGATGAATGCATAGTTACCCTCATCCCAGGTAGCCACCTCCCAGTAAGTAGCCCACTCAGGAATTACTTCCGCTGTGGGTATCTCTACTTTCCATACGGTCGTGAAGGCACGGCCAGGATTGAGCTTGACCAGCTGCTCTTCACAGACGATTATCTCTCCTCCATTGTAGGAGACCTCTATACCTACCTTCTTGGCCAGAGAAGATAGGATACCCGCTAGACGAGGCGGGCAAGGTAGCTTCATGTTATAGGAGTTGGGATTGAAGTTCCACGTGTCACGACACTCCACCTTGATGGTGTCGGGACCTACCGCCAGAATGCGGTAGTTGAAGTTACCGATGGCCCCGGCTAAAGAAGACTACCAGTTGTCGTGCCCTCCGGAAGCAGCGAGAGAGGTGATTTCTTCTTCGTTAAGACGAGCCTTGAAGTTTCGTATTACCGCATCGCGTGTCTTAGCGATGTCGGCTTCAGATAGAGTCGGGGGCTGAGGACCGCCCATGAAATAATACGAGATGAATGCCCACGTCGTTGGGTGGACGTAGACGCCCGCCGCCTGTAGTGCGGCGTAGATTGACGCCGCTAGGATTTTGTACATATGCTCTCCTGGGACTAATGAATCACCAGAAGGAAAAAGGGGAGCATATAGCTCCCCATAGTGTTAGTCTATTAGAGTGATGACCTCGAAGTCACCATCTGGTAGAACGTACCAGCGGTGACCATCCAGGTCTATGTGACACGCAGGACCATCAACTGTACGTAACTGGATAGTGGTATGGTTGATAATGTGCAGATAGGTTTGATATGGGCACATGATAATACTCCTTCTAGAGTAAAGGTCACTAAAAGGAAAAAGGGGAGCTATATGCTCCCCTTACTAATTAACTACCTACACCCCACGGCAACGTCCAGCCTTCTTAGCTGCTTGGCGTAACGCCTTGCCGTGATAACGACGCCAACGTTTAGACTGGTTATAGCTTTGGTGGAAGGAGCCACCTCCCCAGAAGCCCGCATCCCAACGAGCATTGTCAGGCTCACCAGGACCGTAGAAGACGTGACGGCTACTACGTACCACCGTCCCACCACGATGCTGGCTACCCCAGCTCTGACGAGCCACACTAGACTCGTAATTGTAAGCAGCAGTAGCACGAGCAGCTACGGTGACATTAGTGGTGCAGTTTAACATGAGCTGTTCTCTTGGACTAGTGTTCACAGGAAGGAAAAAAGGTGCATTGCTGTCCCTCTGTTATCTATTTCTTACGAAGCACGGGCTTGGCCTTAGCCCGATACCCCAGTCGCTCGATCAATTGCATGAGGTACTTGAGCTGACATTTGGGGTTGCCATCTACCGCTAGGTAATATTCACCCCAACGATAGACGGCAGATGCCACGGCTCCTGATTTGAGAAGTGAACGGAGAGCCTCATTCTCTCCAATCTTCTTAAGGTCAAAAGACTTCTTGTTAAGGAAGTCAATGACGGGTTGGTAGCCCGCCATTTGTTTAGCGTGCTCAGGAGACGCAAGATACGCTTCCTCCGCCTGTGCCTTATCCTCTTCCTTTTGCTTTTTGTCTGTTTTCTCTTCTACCCAGCGTAGATAGTCGGGTATAACCTCACGCTCGATAATATCGCGGTAGTAAGCGGCGGCCTCCTCCTCACGCCACTCATAGTGCTCCGTAGTAGTAGGGCATTCTACTACTAGGTGCGTCATGTCTACCTCTACCTCTCCGTTAGAGAGGTAGATGCACCGGGCTTCTAGACGAGCCGCTTCATCTAGAGGAGAAGTGACAAGCCCATTTTGGTCCCGCCAACGACGTACGCGGACGGGAATGCGTAACAATGCAGGAGTCCACTTCTGACGAGTGTAAGAGCAATCTACCGACGGAATGTCCTCGTAGTACCCCTTAGAGGGATGAGTCCCTCCGTCTATTATTTCCACTACCTCTTCCAAGGTAGCGATGGCACGTTCTTGGCAGGCTGATGCTGTGTAGTATTCTACACGGTATAAGTAATCAGCTCCTACTTTAATGCCTATAGACTCGTCTAATTTGACGAAGCGGAATGTATAGCCAGCCAGCTTGATAGATTTCATAGTCTCCTCCTTGGAGATAAGTTCATGAAAGAAAAAAGGGGCCTCGGGCCCCTCCTTACCTACTCTACTTATTCAGCTCCGCTCACTCACGGCGGAGCTTCTCTATTTCCTGCCTTACCTGTTCCATCTCGTGGCTTTACGCCGCAAGATCAATAACAGGAGCGGGGCGGCGTTGTTGATCAGTTATGACTGATCACATAGACGCGCTTAGCATCCGTGTAATCTTGATAGTCTTTTGGTAGAAGAGACCGTCCTACCTTAAGTGGCTCGCCCCATGCGTCGAAGGCACCATAGAGATCCCCGTTTGCTCCGAGGAGCACCCGATTGACGAAGGCATTATAGAGATACCCGTCTGCTCCGAGGCGCACCCCTTTGATGAACCACATCTTAAGAATCTTCTGGGCTATCTCTTCGTAGAGAAGAATAACCGTGGGCTCTCGTTGCCCTAGCCCAAGTGCTTCGCAATTATCGAAGCACAGATCCCCGGACTGGTTAATCCAGGTCCAGGACTGCGCTATTATTCCTGAATTATCCTCGAATATGAGGAATCCGGAGTTGCGCTTTTCTTGCCCATACCAAGCGCAGGTTTCCCCAGCCCCGTCTGGGTGCTGGCAACAGTTAGTATATTCACCGAGGAAGAGCCCTCGCGTATCCTCCCGGGGGAGGAAGTAGGCGCGGATTCCATCCCGGGTAGCATCAATCCCCGAAAGGAAATCTGGTATTTGTAGAGAACGTATAAAACGCCCCTCGTAGTAGTTGTAATCCCGCGCAGATACACCCCAATTGGCGCACTCCAGGGCAAACCCCTGGTGGTTAATACTTGCGTACTTACGTGTCTTACATACCGTCACCAGTAGACGGAATGGCAGAGAGCGCTCCTCCACGCTCAGTTTGTGCCAGACTCGGCATATTAAGCCGAGTTCAGAAAATGAGGTGGAGCGCTGGCGTAGGCGCTCCCCCTGTGCGAATAGGAACTCGCTCAATCCCTGCCCGCCGAGGGGTAGCCAGTAAGTGGCGTCATGCTCGCTGTAGCCGAGCTTGGCCATCTTAGTGAGCCACTCCTCAGAGCGGCTTCCGAAAGTTGTTACTAATGGGACGAGGTACTCTGGAGGATTCTCCCGTAGTAGCAATAGCTTATTAGCTACTGCTACCTTCAGGGTGGGTATATACCCCTCCTCCCCAAATATAGTTTCTTCGTTCTCTTTAAAGGCTTTGAGCAAAGGGCGCTCAATAGCCCAACTAAGTTCCCCGTACAATTTACGGAGGGCTAGGCGCTTGTGGCCATTAAGCCATAAGTACTGGGCTATGGCCGTGCGCCCCGAGTGGCACACCTCATTAAAGCGCTGCCAGAAGGCAGCGATGCGTTCGGTACGGGAACGACGGCGCGCCCGATCCCACTGTCCCCCCTCCTCTTTCCAGAGGACCCCAGCAAGGGCTCGGAGGTCTGGGCGGGACTTGTACATAGTTCCCAGCCGTACGGCTAAAGATTTGGGAATCTCTGTGTTATATTTCCATGTCCGCGCAGCTGGGATTAGATCCCATACGTTACCAATGCGGGTGGGAACAGACATATGAACCAGTACCCGCTTAACCCAAATGGGTAAGCGGTTATAGTTTGGGGTAAGCGCTACCCTTAACACTTTACTGTGATCCGGTTGGTAACCGGAGTTCCATACCCGCCCAGGGGTGCGGACATCCTCCCATAGAGGGAGGATGCGCTTGACCTCCCACCAGTACTTAACACCTAGATCTACTAAGTGTTCAGCCAGCTGAGGAGTTCTTAGCTCCTCGAACCAAACCCCTTCTTTCTCATAAGAGAGTCCGATACCCTCGTTTAAACGAAGGTATCGGATAAGGCGCAGGCGCACCATGTGCGCCTCCTTTGCTTCCTCCAAGCTTACTTCTCGGGTGATGACCCGAGAGATAATCCAGCGCTGGGAGCTGGATAGACTATTCCACTCCTCCCACTCACTCCAGGGAGTATGTGGATTGAGTTCCAGCCACTGCCGGAACTCAAGTAGAACGTTATAAAGAGAGAAATAGTAGGGAGCGGGGTCAGCTCCTAACTCAGCTTGTGCCTCCCACTCAAGGGAGTAGGCAAGCTGAAGGCGAGCCGCCTTGGTTTTGGCGGATTTGATAAACTTAGACATAGAATTGTCCTCCTGGGACTAAAATTCACCAGAAGAAAAAAGGACCTTATCAAGACCCCTTAATTATTATTTATTTACCTCCTCACAGAGTGAAGATTTCAGGTCTCCGTAACAGGCCTCTACGGCTATTCCGCCAACAATGGCGGAGCAGCTAAATGTTAATATTATGATAGAGACAATATAGACGATATCGTACTTACCTAATTTCATAATTCCTCCTAGGATTAATAGATCACTAGAAGAAAAAAGGGGATAAAGCATATCCCCTTTTAATTAAATTACTTTAACCAGCTTAAGTCTAGCTGGTAATAGAGAAGTTTATCACTCTTCTCTATTGTCTCGAAGAGACCATAGAGGCACTCCTCGAGATGATCTCGGTCCACCCGGCTAGTCAGACCGAGCCCCTCCCAGGTAGGCTGAGGGGGTTTAATCTCTACCAAGCAGGTCTTGGTGATGCCAACAGCCAAACGAAGACTGTCGGTACGGCATAACTGGCCCAGCTTCTTATCTACTGCCTCGGCGTCGGTAGTAAGCTGAAGAGCCCATAGCTCGCCAGTATACTGGCGGACTATTACGTCCACCTTGTATACCCGGTCTAGTACTCCCCAATCATCAGTGGGGACGAGACGACGAAGGACACCGCCTCGGGAGTTGAGCTCTAGATGTTCACCCGCGAGATCACGCGCCTGGTTATACAGATAACCCGTATTCCATATCTCTCGGGGCTTCGGACACTCGAAGCCTAACTCTTCAACTAGGCGTAACACTACTTTCTCCATCTGTAAACCATTCATGATGTACTCCTAGGATTATAGATCACTAGAAGGAAAAAGGGGCCCCCGCCCAGGCCCCTTAACTACTACTCTTTGTCTACCTCACATAGTGAAGACGGTAGAGGTCCATAACAGGCCTCATGGTATACTCCACCAACGATAGCGCCGCATACGCCAAGGATGACGGCAACAGCCGCTATGTAAGATAATGTGTATTTCATAATCCCTCCTAGGGTTATAAGATCACTAAAAGAAAAGGGGCCTTACCAAGGCCCCTTAATTATTATTTATCTACCTATTTATCAGTCTTACACATTGACAGTGCGGGGTAGTCGTAGCAGACAACCCGGTAGAAGGCGCCAAGAATTAGACCATTCACGCCGAGCACGAGTGCAGCAGCCACAATTAAACCGAGTATATCGTCTTTGATAGATTTCATAATGTCTCCTCCTGGAGATTATAGATCACCAGAAGAAAAAGGGGCCCTGCCCAGACCCCTTTTCTTATCTCATGTTTATATACTCCTGACGCACAGTCGGTATATTCTGGCCGTCTCCACGTTCTGGTAGCTGGCTGGCCAATACCGTCATGAAGATAATAGGAATTACTACGACGCTGATAATTAGAGCTAATGATTTCATATACCCTCCTAGGGTTATAGACCACTAGAAGGAAAAAGGGGCCAATTGAAGGGCCGGGTGGGGGAGGGGATATACCCTATAATATCT